TGTGACCGGCCGAGATCATTACAAAAAGCAATTTTCATAAAAAATGAATTTGTTACCATAGAGAAAAATAACAACATAGTTGTTAAAAAAAAACAAGATATAGATAAATCAAATGGAATATATAACAATTACAGAAGCGGCGCGTCGAATGGGGAAGTCAACGAGAACAGTCAGATACATGTTGGAAAACAACCGGCTATCTGATAATGGGAAAGTCGGCAAGGGTCGGCGCGTAAAATGGGAGGATGATCGGCGCGAAAAAAAAGAAACGCTGGACGACGCAAAGCGTAGGAAGATAATTGCCGAAGCTAACCTTGCTGAGCAGAAACACATGGCAGAACAAAGGCGACTTTTTGACGAGTGGACAAATAGTTATTTCACGGCATTTGCTAAATCATTTGCTCCATTTAAAAACAAAATAATAGAATTACGTCTAGATGGTGAAAAGACGCGTGAACTCAATAGGATATATCAGGAATGTATGAACGACTTAACCAGCGAATTATCGAGTATTTCTCCGCTGAAGAATTTGTAAGTCCGGTCGACTGGATTCCATCAAACATCAGAATGGACAAGGATATATCGGCGCGTTCCAGCGTGATAGACATGAACCTTACTCCGTATTTGAGAGATCCGCTAGAAGCATGGAATTTCATAGGGAAAAAGCGAGAGGTCACAATTGTCGCGATTGAGCAGACTGGCAAGAGCGCGGCGTGGGTATGGGGCTTAATTTGGTCATTCAAGTTTATTCCGTGTATGTCGATTGTTTGTTACCCTTCTGATGATTTGGCGGCTGAAGCCAATTCGGAAAAGCTCAATCCGTTAATGCGCTCAGTACCTTCAATTAAATCACAATTAGACTTGCCTAATTCAAAAACAAAAGATCATTATTTCTTGTCGAACAGCATTAGTTACTTCATGGGTTCGGGCAGTCGCGTAACCAGTAAGTCGGCAAGAATACGAATTGGCGATGAACTTGATGACTGGATATTGCCTGGCAACATCAATGATCTACGGAAGCGAGCAAGGTCATTTGATGACGGATTATTCTTTAAAGTTTGTTCGCCAACAACCGAAAACGGTTTGATTTGGCAGGAATTTTTAAACAGCAGTCAGGGTTATTGGCACTTACGTTGCCAGAATTGCGGCGAATTAAGCATTAGAAGTTGTGATATTTTCCGGTTGCAATTTGAGACTGAGGATGTGGACGGTCGGCCAAAATGTATCAAGGGTAGTGAACGGCTGGTTTGCCCAAAATGCAAACATTTGCATAGTGAAAATGTACGGCGTGATATGATTTTGGGCGGTGATTATATCCATAAATTCCCCGAAAAACTGGATATTCATCCCGGCTATCAATGGGGCGCGCTGGCTTCTCAATGGAGTGATTTTGACTGGGAGAATATAGCCAACGCCCAATTACTGGCAGGTCGTTCCGGTAACATTAGAGATCAACAGTATTTTGATAATTCGGTCAGGGGTTTGCCGTTTAAACAGCGAGTAATAACCAGTGACCAAGAAAGCCAATTGGCAAAACATGGGACTCATGACATTCCGTTTGATGACATAGAGATTCTATTGATATCGATAGATACGCAGGATTACGGGTGGAAGTGGGAAGTACGGGGGTTTGATATTCACAGTAACCGGTATTTGGTTGATTTTGGATTTTGTGAGCACCTTCAGTTGTCAGACAAAGAACGCAAAACAGTTAACGATAAACGGCGCGCCGAATCCGAAGCATCTGAGAACCCGTCCGGATTTACGGAAGCGGTAACCATTGAAGATGTATTATCTAAAAAATACCACAACATCCCCATTGCACTAGGGATTATCGATGAAGGTGGTCACCGAAAAATAGAAGTTGCTCGATTTGTCGAGGAAACGGCAAAATTATATGCTTATAAGGGCGATTCATACGGTCGCGACAAATATCGTTTTTCTGAAAATCAGGATAAACTAATACTTGCGCATAAGCGAGATTATCAGAGTGACTTGCTTTATTATTTGTACACGCAAAACAACAAAGATAATAATTACTGGTATTTGCTGCCGGATATGCCTCAGGAATACTATGCGGAACTAGCCGCATTCAAGCCGGATAACAAAAAACGTGACGGGCACTATTACGAGAACTGGGATCACGGCGGGCGCGTTCATGACTATTTTGACACGTCTTGCATGTATCTAACACTGGAAGATGTTGCAATTGACTGTCTTGACTTAACTTATTTTCGGCACTTGAAAGCTGAAATAATCGGCTACAACGAAGATAATAAGCCGGTTGAGAATGAAAAAGCGAGGAACACGCAATCGTGGCTAAACAAATACAATACTATGCACGGTTGACAATTGTCATAAAAAAAGGGGTAACTATATGACAACAACCTTGTATCAGATACCGGCAGAAATTTATGCCGGGTTTAAAACGGCCTGGACCTTAAAAAGTTCGGAATATCCAGCATCGGAATATATAATTAAATATACCTTAAAAAAACTAGGCAGCGCGCCGATAACATTGATTGGTACTGCGGACGGCAATGACCACTTATTTGTAATTTCCTCCACTGCTTCAGCGGATTATGAAGCTGGCACTTATTATTATCAATGCTATGCCGAAGACTCCGGCGGTGAACTGTTTTCCATCTCCACCGGCAAAACCGAAGTCAAGGCAACACTACTTGGACAATCGGACGCATTTGATCCAAGAACCCATGCGCAGAAGTGCTTGGAGGCAATTGAGGCGGTTATTGAGGGGCGGGCAACCTCGAATCAGTCTTCAATTAAAGTTGGTACCAAAGAATTGCGCTATTATTCGTTTACTGAGCTACTGGGGTTACGGGCATACTATATCAACGAAGTAGAATCAGAATCGGGCGAAGAATCAGGCCATGCCGATAAAGCTATCTACGCAAAATTCACGAACAAATAGGATGTTATATGAATATTATTAAGCGGATTTTCGGCAGGGGGGCACATGGTAAGCGAGTATTTACGGCCGGTCAACATAACCGGCTAACATCGGACTGGATAACAAGCACAATCAACACAAACGAGGATATTAAGCGTTTTTTGCCGGTGCTGGTTGAACGTTCCCGACACCTTGCGAAAAATCATTCGGATTATCGGAAGTGGCTAACCATGAGAAGCCAAAACATTGTTGGCCCGGACGGTTTTAATTTTCAGGCAAAAGTGGTTAATACTGACGGGAGCCCTGATAAGGTTGCCAACGAAATAATTGAGCGCCACTGGAAAGAGTGGGGCAAGGCCGCAAATAAATATTGCACCATTGACGGGGTGGGGTCATTTCGTGATTTTTGTGAATTGGTGGATCGCACATTTGCGGTGGACGGTGAAGCGTTCATTCATATCCAGCGCGGTTCAAGCAATCCTTATGGAATATCACTTGAATTAATTGATTCGTTATTGGTTGATGTTACAAAGAACTATGTCCCGGACAGGCCGGGCGAAAATCAAATAATCATGGGCGTTGAGGTTGACCCAAACGGTAAGCCATTAGCCTATTTTATCAAAACAAATCCTAATGACTACGGGTATTCGTCTGAAACCAAAAGGGTTCCAAGTGACCAGATAATCCACTTAATGAAACGAGAATTTGCGGGGCAAGTACGCGGCTTTCCTATGGCTTCGGCGGCGATACTGGATATGAACATGTTGCAAGGCTACCGCGAAGCGGAACTGATTGCGGCGCGAATTGCGGCTTGTCAAATGGGTGTTTGGGAAGATTCCGGCAATAAGATAGGCGCAAGAATAAATCCCGACAGCAAAAATAGTAACGGAACACTTCTTGTTGATTTTGCACCTGGCAAATTTGTTGACGCGCCCAGCGGGAAAACCTTAAAGACCATACAGCCGACACACCCGAATGCGGATGCTGGCAACTTTGTCCGGTCAATGATGCGCTCAATTGCCAATGGGTTATCGGTATTTTATAATTCATTCGGCAATGATCTTGAAGGGGTTAATTTCTCCAGTATGCGCTCAGGCGCATTGGAGGAGCGCGACAACTGGAAAACCTGCCAGCGTTTCTTTATTGAGAACTTCCTGGAAAAGATTTACCGCGAATGGTTAAGAATGTTCTTACTGTCTGGTCTTAGTATCCTGCCGATATCCAAGAAAGATAAGTTTCTCAACGTTGTGTTCCAGGGGCGCCGCTGGGCTTGGGTTGATCCATACAAGGACATTCAGGCGAATGCGTTGGCGATTCAAAGCCTAATCAGATCACCACAAGATGTCATTCGGGAATCCGGACGAGATCCGGAAGATGTTATTGCGGAAATCAGCCAATTTGAACAGACAGTTAATAAAATGGGTTTGACACTATTTAATATAAAAAAGGAGGTAGTTAATAATGCCGACGATGAAGAAGAAAATAGAAGTTAAAGAACTGGAGCCATTTTGTCGGTCATTAACTTTAAAAAATAGTCCGGAAATCAAGGAAGATGATAGAACAATAACATTTCCATTTTCGAGTGAATTGCCGGTGGAACGCTGGTATGGGTTGGAAATCTTATCACATTCAGAAGAATGCATTGATTTTTCCAGGATTAACAATAAGGCGGCACTGCTTGACGGGCATGAATGGAACAAGCAAATAGGAGTAATTGAAAAAGCATGGTTAGGCGAAGATAAGCGGTTATATGCAACCGCAAGATTCTCAAAACAACCCGCCGCAGACGCTGTTTTTCAGGACATAATTGATGGGATAAGAACCCATGTGTCATTTGGTTATCGAGTAAATGAAATGATGCTTGAATCAACCAAAGACGATAAGGAAACTTATCGCGTAACAAGTTGGATGC